CTGCTGATCCTGCGCGACGGCGAGCCGGGGGAGCCCGAGGTGACGCTGTCGCCCTTGCGCTATCACTACCAGCACCGCGCCGAGATCGAGGCTGTGGTGCAGGGCGCGAGCCGTGACGCCTCCTTCGACACACTCTGCGCCAGCATCGGCGCGGCGCTCGACGCCGACCGCACGCTCGGCGGTCTCTGCGACTGGGTCGAGGCGGAAGCGCCGCAGCCGGTCGATCTGCCGGTGGATGGCGCAGCCGGGCTGAAGGCGGCGGTGATCCCGATCGTCTTGCACTATTCGACCGCCGACCCACTGGCCTGACCCAACCGACAACAGGAGAACGACATGGCACGCGCCCAAGGGGCGCGGGCGCGGATGGCGCTCGCGTTCGAGACGACCTATGGTACGCCGCCCGGCAGCGGCTACACAAGGATGCCCTTTGCCAGCGCCACGCTCGGGGCGGAACAGCCGCTCCTGAACTCGGAGCTTCTGGGCTATGGCCGCGATCCTCTTGCGCCTATCAAGGACGCAGTGACCGCCGATGGCGATGTGGTGGTGCCGATCGATGCCGAGGCCTTCGGCTTCTGGCTGAAGGCGGCCTTCGGCACGCCGACCACCACCGGAAGCTCTCCCGGTCCATATACCCATACGTTCCAGTCCGGCAACTGGACGCTGCCCAGCATGGCGATCGAGACCGCCATGCCCGAGGTGCCGCGCTACGCCACGTATTCCGGCGTGGTGCTGGACCAGCTCAGCTGGCAGATGCAGCGGTCGGGCCTGCTCACCGCCACCGCGCGGCTGGTCGCGCAGGGCGAGACGGTCGCCACGAGCAGCGGCGCGGGAACACCGGCGGAGCTCGACCTGATCCGTTTCGGGCATTTCAACGGCGCGATCAAACGCAACGGCGCCGCCTTGGGCAACGTGATCTCCACCGAGATCACCTATGCCAACAATCTCGACCGGATCGAGACCATCCGTGCGGACGGCATGATCGACGGCGCCGATCCCTCGATCGCCGCTCTCACCGGCCGCACCGAGGTGCGCTTTGCCGACAGCACGCTCGTCAGCCAGGCGATCAGTGGCACCCCCTGCGAGCTGGAATTCGCCTACGGCCTGACCTCGGGCCAGAGCTTCACCTTCACCGTCCACGCCGTCTATCTGCCGCGCCCGCGGATCGAGATTTCCGGGCCGCAGGGCGTGCAGGCCAGCTTCGACTGGCAGGCCGCTCGCGACGCCGCGTTAGGGCGGATGTGCACCGCCGTTCTCGTCAACGACATCGAAAGCTACTGACCATGATCCGTCTCGATCTTTCCAGCGAGCCGAAATGGCTCGATCTCGGGGCTGGCCTGCGCCTGCATGTCCTGCCCGTCACCACCGCGATCATGGTTGCCGCACGCAACGACCCAGTTGTCGAGGCGCTGCCCGAAGGAGCGAGCAAGGAGGAGCAGGCGCTGGTCATGGCCAAGGCCGTCGCCCGTCGCGTGGTTACCGGCTGGGAAGGCGTCGGCGATGCGAGCGGCAAGCCCGTTCTCGTAACCCCGAAAGGGATCGACGCGTTTCTGGACATCTGGCCGGTGTTCGAGGCCTTCCAGACCCGCTGCCTCGCGCCACACCTGATGCTGGACGCAGAAAAAAACGCCTCCGCGCCCTCGCCGAATGGCACTTCGGTGGTGGCGATCGCTACTGCGAAGCCTGCGCGCACCCGTGCCCGGACTGTCCGGCGCGGCTGAACCATCCGGAAACTCCGGAAGGTTGGCAGGTCTGGGATCTGGCGCAGCGCCTGACCGGGCAGCTTCGCGTCGCGGCAGGCATGGGCGGGACCATGGTGCTCGGCTGGGACATGACGGCGGCGCTCGCCATGGCGCGGGCGCTCGGAGTCGATCCGCTGATCGCCGCCGAATGCCTGCCCGAGATCGAGGCGGTGATGGTCCGCAAGCTCAACGAGCAGATGGCGGCCGGAGATCGGCCAGGACCGGAAGATCAGATGCGATCCGTCCGGTCCCGGTAACCGCCCGCCGACGCGCCCTTTGCGATGCCGGCCAGCTGGCCCCGCTCCGGCACCGGCATCAGCAGAACGCCGGTCCCCTTCGGGATGAGAGCGAAGACCTGACCGGCCTTCCATCCCCGCGACGCCCGGATCTTCGCCGGGATCGCAATCTGGAACTTCGGGGACAGGATGGAGGTCTCGGACATGGCCCGAGTCTCCCTCGTTCGATGCCTCAGTGCAAGGCGAACGCTGCCACCCTTTCGGGAACAATGAGTCATGGCCCAGAAACGAGTCTCCGTCCGCCTCGTCGCCGAGGGCGGCCGGCAGGTGAAGGCCGAGTTTCAGGGGATCGGCGACGCGGGCGAGAACAATTTCAAGCGGATCGAGCGGCAGGCCGACATTACCGGCGCGGTGGTGCGCCGGGTCATGGGCGTCCTCGGCGCGGCGATCAGCACGCGCCAGCTCGTCGCCTATGCCGACCAGTGGACCGACCTGCGCTCGCGTGTCGATCTCGCCACCGGCTCGCAGGAAGCAGGCGCGGCCGTCATGGACCGGCTCGCCGCCATGGCGCGCCGGACCTATTCCAGCCTCGGGCAGACCACGGAGTCCTGGCTCGCCAATGCCACGGCGCTGCGCGAGCTGGGTCTGTCGACGGCGGAATCGCTGGATTTCACCGAGGCGCTCAACAACGCCATGGTCGTCTCGGGCGCGCGGGCCGAGCGCGCGGCCTCGCTGCAGAACGCGCTCTCGAAGGCCATGGCCCTCGGCCGGCTCAGCGGAGACAACCTCAATACCGTGATTCAGAGCGGCGGGCGGCTCGCGGAGCTGCTGGCGTCCGAACTCGGCACCACCGTCTCGGGCCTGCGCGCCCTCGGGCAGCAGGGAGCGATCACCGGCGATGTCATCCGCACCGCTCTGATCGGCAATCTCGAACTGCTACGCGAGGAAGCCGACAGCATGCCGGCGACCATCGGCGATGCCTTCACGCTGATCGGCAACGCCGCCCTGCAACTGGTCGGGACCTGGGATCAGATGGCGGGCGCCTCCTCGACGGTGGCCGAGGCGCTGATCCTGCTGGCCGACAATCTGGAGAGGCTCGCAGCCATCGGCATCGCCTTCGCGGCCTTCATGGCCGGGCGCTGGGTCGCAGCCTTCGTCGCCGCCCGTGTCGCGACCTTCAGTCTGTCGGGTGCGCTGACGCTGCTGCGCGGCGCCATCATCCGCACCGGGATCGGCGCGCTGATCGTCGGTGCGGGCGAGCTGATCTACTGGTTCGGGCAACTCGTGAAGGGCGCAGGCGGCTTCGGTGCGGCGCTGGAGCTGATGGGCAATGTGGCGCGTGCCGTCTGGGACGGGATCAAGGCCACCCTCGGCTCCTTCGTCGACGACTTCCGGGCAGTTCGTGCCGATATCGAGGCGATCTGGCTGCGGCTGATGGCATTCCTGTCGAACAAATGGGCCGATTTTCTCGGCACCATCGGCCCGACCTTCAATGCGGTCACCGAGACGATCGGTGCGGACGCGCGGATCGACTGGTTCGGGGCACAATCCTATGCCTCGATGCTCGACCATGCCGCCAGCAATGCTGGCGTAATGGCCCACCGCTACCGACAGCGTGCGACCGAGACCCGGGCCGGAGCCTTCGATGGCGTGGGCGCGGCGATGCAGGCGCTGCGCGATGCGCTGAGCGGCGGGGACGCCGGGAACCCGCTGGACGAGGCCGCCACATCGGCGGACCGGGTGACGGCGGCTCTGAACGATGCCACGACCGCTGCCGGTCGTGCCGGAGCCGCCGGGCGCAGTGCCGGCGAGCAGACGAAGGCTGGGGCCGAGGCTGCCGCGACCGGATGGGCGGCAGTGAGCCAGACCCTGGCCGACTATGCCACGAAGGCGCGCGAGATCGGCGGCGACATCGGCAACGCCCTGGTCGGAGCGTTCCGCAGCGCCGAGAACGCGATCAGCGAATTCGTGAAGACCGGCAAGCTGAAGTTCGGCGATCTGGTCACCTCGCTGATCGCCGATCTGGCGAAGCTCGCTGCGCGGCGCTTCATCCTCGGTCCGCTGGCAGGCGTGCTTTCCGGTGTGCTGGGCAATCTCGGCGGCGGGATCTTCGCCAACATCCTGCACGCAGGCGGCATGGTCGGTGCGGCGGGACCGGGCCGCATGGTGCCCCCGCTCGCCTTCGCCGGGGCGCCACGCATGCATTCCGGAGGCTGGGCCGGGCTCAGGCCGGACGAGGTACCCGCGATCCTGCAGCGCGGTGAGCGCGTGCTCTCGCGGCGAGAGGCAGCAGGCTTTGGCGCGGCCGCCGCGCCGACCGTCAATGTCACGATCAATGCCCGTGATGCCGAGAGCTTCCGGCAGTCCCGCACGCAGATCGCGGCCGATATCGCCCGCGCGGTCTCGCTCGGACGAAGGGGCATGTGAGGTATCGCCATGGCTTTCCACGAGGTCCGGTTTCCGGACGACATCAGCCGTGGTGCGCGCGGCGGACCGGAGCGGCGCACCCAGATCATGGAGCTGGCCTCGGGCGACGAGGAACGCAACGCCAGCTGGGCCAATTCGCGCCGCCGCTATGACGTGGCCTACGGCATCCGCCGCGCCGACGATCTGGCGGCGGTGGTCGCCTTCTTCGAGGCAAGGAACGGACGGCTGCACGGGTTTCGGTTCAAGGACTGGGGCGACTTCAAGTCCTGCCTGCCGTCGCAGACGCCAGGCGCAACCGACCAGCAGGTCGGCATCGGCGACGGCACGACGACGCAGTTCCAGCTGGTGAAGCGCTACACCTCCGGCGCGCAGTCCTGGACACGCGGCATCGCCAAGCCGGTCACGGGCAGCGTGCGTGTCGCGCTCGCGGGCGTCGAGCAGGTGTCGGGCTGGTCGGTCGATACCACGACCGGCCTCGTCACCTTCGGTTCCACACCCGGTGCAGGCGTCGCCATCACGGCGGGCTTCGCGTTCGACGTGCCGGTCCGCTTCGACACCGACGCGCTCGACGTCACCCTCGACCTGGAACGCCTCGGTTCGATCACCTCGATCCCGCTCGTGGAGTTGCGCCGATGAAAACCCTTTCCTCCGCTCTGCAGGCCCATCTCGACGAAGGCACAACGACGCTCGCCTGGTGCTGGCGGATCGTGCGCGCGGATGGCGTGAGTTTCGGCTTCACCGACCACGACCGGACGCTCGCCTTCGACGGCACCGACTTCGAGCCCGAGAGCGGGCTGACGGCATCGGAGGTCCGCTCGGGATCCGATCTCTCCGTCGATGCGCAGGACGCCGAGGGCGTGCTGACCTCCGACCGGATCACCGAGACCGACATCCTCGACGGTCGCTGGGACAATGCGGAGGTCGAGGTCTGGCGGGTGAACTGGAACGATCCGGCGCAGCGTGTGCTGATGCGCCGCGGGGCTATCGGCCAGATCCGGCGGGGAAGGCTTGCCTTCGTGGCGGAGGTCCGTTCGCTCGCGCATGTCCTTGGACAGACGGTCGGGCGGACGTTTCAGGCCACTTGCGACGCGGCGCTCGGTGACGGACGTTGCGGTGTCGATCTGAACGCATCGGCCTTCAGGGGAACGGGCGTCGTCATCGACCTCCTGCGTGACCGGACGTTAACGGCTTCCGGCCTCGGCGGCTTTGCCGCGGGCTGGTTCACCTTCGGCACGGTCGAATGGACCAGCGGCGCCAATGCCGGGCGGCGGGCAGAGATCATCGCGCATGACCTGACCGATGGCATCGCCGTGCTGACGCTGCTCGAAGCGCCGGTACGCTCCATCGCCGGGGGTGACGATTTCGTCGTTCGCGCGGGCTGCGACAAGCGCATGGAGACCTGCGGCGCGAAGTTCGCCAATGTCGCCAACTTCCGGGGCTTTCCGCATATCCCCGGCCAGGATGCCGTTCTCCGCTACGCGACGAAGGACGGCGGGCACGACGGGAGCGTGCTGTGAAGGCCGCCGATCCGAACACGGTGATCGCGACGGCGCGATCCTGGCTCGGCACGCCCTACCACGATCAGGCCAGCCTGCGCGGCGTGGGCTGTGACTGCCTCGGCCTCGCCCGCGGGGTCTGGCGCGAGGTCGTCGGCCCCGAGCCATTCCCCATCCCGCCCTACAGCCGCGACTGGGGCGAGACCGGGCCGCGCGAGGTGCTGGCAGAGGGCGCACGGCGCATGATGATCGAAGTGGAACCTGCGGCGGCCGAACCCGGCGCGCTGCTCCTCTTCCGGATGAGGCCCCGCGCCATTGCCAAGCACGTCGGGATCCTCACCGGGCCCGCCACCTTTCTCCACGCCTACGAGCGGCTCGGCGTGATCGAGGAGCCGCTCACCTCTGTCTGGCGGCGGCGCATCGCCTTCGCCTTCCTGTTCCCGCAACGCTGAGCATCTGCCATGGCCACCCTTGTTCTCGGCGTCGCCGGCGCCGCCATCGGCGGCAGCATCGGCGGTGCGATCCTCGGTGTCAGCGCCGCCACCATCGGCGGCTTCATCGGCTCCAGCATCGGTTCGGTCGTCGACAGCTGGATCGTCTCGTCGCTCGCGCCCACTCAGCGCATCGAAGGTGCGCGTCTCGACACGCTGCGCATCACCTCCTCGACGGAGGGCGCCGTCATTCCGCGCCTCTATGGCCGCATGCGGATGGGCGGCAACATCATCTGGGCGACCGATTTCCGCGAGGAGACCAGGACCACCACGCAAGGCGGCGGCAAGAGTGGCGGCGGCGGCAAGGTCAGGACCACGGAATATCTCTACTATGCGAGCTTCGCGGTCGCGCTCTGCGAGGGGCCGATCACCGGCATCGGCGGCATCTGGGCCGACGGCAAGCCGATGGACCTCTCCGGGGTCACCTGGCGCTGGTATCCGGGCGACGAGGTGCAGACTGCCGATCCCTTCATCGCGGCGAAGATGGGAGGGGCGAACACGCCCGCCTATCGCGGCACGGCCTATGTCGTCTTCGAGGAACTGCCGCTCTCCAGCTACGGCAATCGCCTGCCGCAGCTCTCCTTCGAGGTGTTCCGGCCACTCGCCGATCCCGACACCGCCGAAGGACTGACCCGCGCGGTCACGATGATCCCGGCATCGGGTGAATTCACCTATGCCACGCAGGCGATCCGCAAGACTGACGGTGGGACGACGATACCTGAGAACCTGAACGCGCTGCCGGATGCCACCGACATGGTGGTGGCGCTCGACCGGTTGCAGGCCATGGTCCCGGCCATCGAGAGCGTCAGCCTCGTCGTCGCCTGGTTCGGCGACGATCTGCGCGCGGGATCCTGCAAGGTGCGGCCGGGCGTCGAGGTGTCCGCCAAGTCGACCACGCCCCTGTCCTGGTCGGTCAACGGCGTCAGCCGCGCCAATGCCTTCCTGGTCAGCCGGGACGATCAGGATCGCCCGGTCTATGGCGGCACGCCGTCCGACTTCGCCGTCGTGCAGGCGATCCAGGAGATGAAGGCGCGCGGGCTGCGCGTCACCTTCTATCCCTTCATCCTGATGGACGTCCCGCCCGGCAACGCGCTGCCGAACCCGTATTCCGACAATGCTGCCGAGACGGGTCAGCCCGCATTCCCCTGGCGGGGACGGATCACCTGTTCCCCCGCAGCGGGTTATGCGGGATCGGTCGACAAGACCGCCCCGGCGGCCGCGCAGGTCGCGGCGCTGTTCGGCGCGGCCACGCCCGCGAGCTTCAATGTCTCGGGCCAGTCTGTCTCGTGGACAGGCACGCCCGGCGACTGGGGCCTGCGGCGCATGGTACTGCATTACGCCCATCTCTGCGCGGCGGCGGGCGGGGTCGATGCATTTCTGATCGGCACCGAGATGCCGGGGCTGACGACGGTCCGCTCGGGCGCGGCCACCTATCCGGCCGTGCAGGCGTATCGGGATCTGCTCGCGGATGTGCGCTCGATCGTCGGGTCCGGCACCAAAATCGGATACGCGGCGGACTGGTCGGAGTACTTCGGGCACCAGCCGGGCGATGGCAGCGGCGACGTGTTCTTCCATCTCGATCCGCTTTGGGCCGATCCGGAGATCGATTTCGTCGGGATCGACAACTACATGCCGCTGTCGGACTGGCGGGACGGGTTCGACCATCTCGACGCCGCCGATGGCTGGCCCGCGATCTACGATCGGGCGTATCTGCAGGCGAACATCGCGGGTGGCGAAGGCTTCGACTGGTTCTACGCCAGCGCCGCCGATCGGTCGGCACAGGTGCGAACGCCGATCACCGATGGTGCAGCGNNGGATCTGCGCGCCTGGTGGTCGAACCAGCATTACAACCGCCCGGGTGGGGTGGAGAGCGCGACGCCGACGGCATGGGTGCCGCAGTCGAAGCCGATCCGGTTCACCGAACTCGGCTGTCCCGCGATCGACCGGGGCACCAACCAGCCGAACGTGTTCTTCGATCCGAAGTCCTCCGAGAGCTTCACGCCGCATTTCTCGCGGGGCTGGCGCGACGATGCGATCCAGCGCGCCTATCTCGAGGCGAGCTATCTCTGGTGGGGTGAAGCCGCGAACAATCCGGTGTCCTCGGTCTATGGCGGCCGGATGGTCCATGTCCCGGAATGCGCCGCCTGGACCTGGGATGCACGGCCCTATCCGTTCTTCCCGGAACTGACCGACGTCTGGACCGACGGTCCGAACTGGCGGCTCGGCCACTGGCTGACCGGACGCCTCGGCGCGGTCTCACTGGCGGCCCTCGTGCGGCACCTCTGCCTGCGCGCGGGGATGCCCGAGGACCGGATCGACGTCACCGGGCTCTGGGGCGCAATCGAGGGATATGCGATCGGTGCGCTGGAAAGCCCGCGCGCCTCCATCACCACGCTGTCGCGGCATTTCGGTTTCGACGCGGTGGAGACGGAGGGTGCGATACGCTTCCGTCTACGCGGCCGGGCGTCGGTCGCCATCATCACGCCCGACGATTTGGTTTCCACCCGCGAGGGTGACGTGCTGGAGCTGACACGGGGCCAGGAGACGGAGCTGCCGCAGGCGCTGAAGTGGCAGGTCGCCCGTGCCGACGAGGATTACGACGCCGCGCTCGTCGAGGCGCGGCGCATCACCGTGGACAC